TAATGGTTATTCTGCAAAAGCACTTACTGGATCTTCGTGGTCTGCAAGTGTTACTGGATCTAGTTTTACTTATCCAACTGTGACATGGACGTTTACAGGACCAAATGGAAACGTTTATGGTTATTATGTAACTAATTCTGCCGGATCATTAATTTTGGCGGAGAAATTTCCTTCTGGACCGTATAATGTACAAAACAACGGTGATATAATTAATGTAAACCTAACACTACAAATGGTGTAATTTATGGATGAACAATTTGAACCAGATGCATCTACAGTCACTGTAGATGTTACTAATGCAACCGAAGAAATAATTGAAAACAACGAACCTCCAATTGAGTATGTGGAGCGCAATCTGTTTTATGCCAATGATGCTTTGACACCACCACCCCCATCAGCATCACAAGCAGACAAGAAAAAATATCAACAGATTAAAAAATCAGTAAAAAGATTGCGTAAACTAGAAAAAAATCCTCTCTTTATTGTACAAATGATGGACCTGAAAGCACAACAAAAAATTCTTGATGAGATGAATGATGAAGGTTAAATTCGTTTCCGTAACTCCAGATGCAGAAAAGACAATGGCATATGTTGCTAGAGTGTCTAACCCTAGTAATCAAGATAACGAGAACTATGCAGGGTTATTGCGTTATTGCATTAAGCATAATCATTGGTCTGTATTTGAGCAATCTCATATGACACTGGAGATTGAAACCAACCGTGGCATCGCAGCTCAAATCTTACGCCACCGCTCGTTTACATTCCAAGAATTTTCACAACGCTATGCAGATACTAATCTCTTAGCAGCAGACATCCCAATTCCAGAGTTGCGTCGTCAGGATACAAAGAATCGTCAAAATTCTACTGATGACCTTGAGGAAGAAAAAATATTTGCCATGAATAAAATGATACAAGATTTGTTTCGTGATGCTCAAGATGTATATAATTTTCTATTGACTCAGGGAGTTGCTAAGGAATGTGCAAGGTTTGTGTTGCCTTTAGCAACTCCAACCAAAATTTATATGACTGGCTCATGTAGGTCGTGGATACACTATATCGATTTGCGCTCTGCCCACGGCACCCAAAAAGAGCACATGCAAATCGCCGAAGCATGTAAAAAAATTTTTAAGCAACAGTTTTCAACGGTTGCGGAAGCACTGGAATGGTGATATAATGGTAGTAGAGAACATAAATTTATGAATATCTTATGAATATCTTCTATCTTAGTTACGATCCAAGAACTTGTGCCGCCGAGCATTGTGATAAGCATGTAGTAAAAATGATTGTTGAGTATGCTCAACTTCTTTCCACTGCTCATCGTGTGCTTGACGGCATTCCTTATAAGGAAAAATCTCCTAAAGGTAAAATCGTACAACGATATATGTTACCTAATCCCAGAGAGAATGTTTTGTATAAAGCATGTCACATAAATCACCCATCGGCATTGTGGACAAGACAATCTACGTCACACTATCGTTGGTTGTTTGACTTGTTTCAGCATTGTTGTATAGAATATACACGACGCTACAAAAACTATCACAGCACAGAAAGTTTAATCAGTTATCTTTGGGTGCCACCATTCAACATTTCTAACGCTGGGTGGATTGATCCACCCCCAGCGATGCCAGATAAATACAAAGTACCTGAAGATTCAATTCAGTCGTACCGTAATTATTATATTGGAGACAAAATTTCTTTTGCAAAATGGAAATCTCCAGCAACAATTCCATCATGGTTTATTGAAGATGCCAACTTACAGATTCAAAGATAATAACACAGGTGAAGAGTTTGAGAAATGGATGTCTATGGCGGATAGGAAGCCCTACCTTGCCAAAAACCCACACATCACGCAAATGCCTACCATTTTACACGCAGTTTCTGAAGTAGGAAACTGGCAAAATAAAACTTCAAGCGATTGGAAACATATTATCAATCGTGCTGCTGATACCCCTGGTTCTAATATTAATCGTCTCTAATTATGCCTGTAAGAAATCGTAAATCAAAGCAAGTTATTCCAAATGGAATAAGCATTAAGCAAATAAAGCGAAAGAAACCAATCAATAATGATACTTTCGCTAAAGATATTGAACCATTAACAGAATCTCAAACTAAAATGTTTGAGGCATGGGAAAATGATAAGCATTTATTTGCTTATGGTGCTGCTGGTACAGGTAAAACATTCGTTGCACTTTACTTAGCACTGAAAGATGTTTTGAATGAGAACACTCCATACGAAAAGGTTTATATTGTTCGCTCACTCGTAGCAACTCGTGAGATTGGTTTTCTTCCTGGTGATCATGAAGACAAGTCATCGCTTTATCAGATTCCATATAAGAATATGGTAAAGTATATGTTTGAACTTCCTACTGAAGAAGAGTTTGAACTTCTCTATGGTCGTCTTAAGACGCAAGGAACTATCAGTTTCTGGTCTACGTCGTTCCTTCGTGGTACTACAATGGACAACTGCATCATTCTTGTGGATGAAATGCAAAATCTTAATTTCCATGAACTTGATTCGATCATCACTCGTGTTGGTCAAGATTGTAAAATCATGTTCTGCGGTGACGTTCAACAAACAGATCTTGTACGTATCAATGAACGCAACGGTATTTTAGATTTTCAAAAGATTATCTCAACAATGGAAGAATTTGAATTGATTGAGTTTGGTGTGCAAGATATTGTTCGCTCTGGTTTTGTTCGTTCTTATCTAATTAGTAAAATTAATTTAGGATTCTAAATGTTTATTCATTCTTCGTTATTCGCCCCCATTGAGTTGGAACCAATCATGGTAGATGATCGCAGAGTTTATTCTGTACCTTCTGGTGGTAAGTATCCATCTATTACAACTGTTCTTGGGGTGTGCCCGAAGAAGAAAAAAACTTTGAGCGAATGGAAGCAGCGTGTCGGTTATGATAAGGCACAGGCAATTTCAACTCGTGCTGCTACTCGTGGCACAAACTTTCACAAGATGGTTGAAGATTTCCTTAATAACTGCTATAATGAGAGTAACTTCAAAGGGAACCCTCTTCCCCTTATGATGTTTAAAAATGCTGTTTCAACTTTGAATAGAATCACACAGGTCTATTTACAGGAAGCAACATTATATTCTGACCATTTGGAAGTGGCTGGGCGAGTTGACTGTATTGGTGAGTTTGACGGTGTTCCATCTATTATTGATTTCAAAACTTCTAAAGAAGCAAAGAAAGAAGAATGGATGAAAGATTATTACATTCAAGAAACTGTATATGGTTGCATGTTTTATGAAATGTATAAGACACGCACAAAACAACTTGTCACTATCGTTGCATGTGAAGATGGCGACACCCAAGTTGTCATCAAAAAACCAGAGAAATATTTTCTCGAACGCTTTATAGAACTACGCTCACTCTACCAGGAAATTTATGGAGGATAATATTTTTGAGGATAAATTTATGACTGTTACAAAATTTTCTTCGGAAGTTGAGACACTTGTAAACAGTGATTCTATGGGTTATATTGATGCTATCATTCATTACTGTGACATCAACGATATCGAACTAGAAACTGTTCCCAAGTTGATTTCAAAACCGTTGAAAGAAAAACTAAAACACGAAGCTCAACAACTAAACTTCATTAAAAAAACATCTCGTGCCAAACTATTACTAGTATGACTGACTTTTTTGATTCTGATATTGTTCGTGAAGAAGTAAAAGAAATGGAGCGTCTTCAAATGGAAGCAATGAAAATGACTCTTGCTAATCCATTTAATAATTCACAGGAAGATCAATTAAAGTATATTCATACTGTTCGGGCACTGGTGGAGAAGCAGCAGATCTTCTACACCCGCCTAAAGCTCTTAGATGACCCCAAGGCGATTGAGATGTGCGAACAGATTGAGCAGGGTGCCAAGATTCTCTACGGACAGTGGGAGACCGCTGACGTGCTCTCCACGATGCGTGAGATGCTTGCTAAGCTGGACGAGTTTGAAAAAAAAATCGAGGCAGAGGGTTGACACCAATCTCTGCCTGTGTTATTATGTTTAAGTGATGAGGTGTCACACAAACCAAATCTAAAAAAATCCGAGGTAATCCTATGTCTTTCGCTGATCTTAAGCGTAAATCTCAAAACTCCTTTGCTTCTTTGACAAAAGAACTTGAGAAAGCAAATTCTACTTCCAGTGCTGATGAGCGTTTCTGGAAACCTAGCGTTGACGCCGCTGGTAATGGGTTCGCTGTTATTCGTTTTCTCCCCGCTCCCGATGGGGAGGACATTCCGTTTGTTAAACTATATTCTCACGCATTTCAAGGTGATGGTGGTTGGTACATTGAGAACTCTCTGACTACTCTTGGTCAGAAAGATCCTGTCGGTGAAGTCAACCGTAAACTGTGGAACAGCGGTCGTGATGCTGATAAAGAAATTGCTCGTAAGCAGAAGCGCAAGCTATCTTACCATGCCAACATCTATGTGGTGAGCGATAAAGCAAATCCCCAGAATGAAGGTAAGGTGTTTTTGTATAAGTTCGGTAAGAAAATCTTTGACAAGATTACTGCCGCCATGCAACCTGAGTTTGAAGACGAAATTCCTGTAAATCCTTTTCACCTGTGGGAAGGTGCCAACTTCAAACTGAAGATCACCAACGTTGCTGGTTATTGGAACTACGACAAGTCCGAGTTTGCTGCTCCTTCTGCTCTTGCTGCAGATGATTCTCAACTTGAAAAGATCTGGAGTCAAACATATTCGTTACAAGCGTTTATGTCTCCTGATAACTTCAAGTCCTATGAAGAACTTGAAGAACGTTTGAATCTGGTGCTTGGTATCACTCAAACCCCCGCTGCTGCTCGTGCTGCTCAGGTGACTCGTGTGATGGATGTGGAAGAGGACGAAGAGTTCGTGCCTCTCCCACTACCTTCTCCCCGTGAACCTGCCCTGCCTAAGGTTTCAGTCGCCGCTAATGCAGATGAGGATGAAGATGATGCTCTTAGCTACTTCGCTCGTCTCGCTGAAGAGGACTGAGTAAACTAAACAAAACGAAGGGGGGTTTAGACCCCCCTTTTTTATTTGCCAGATTTTTTAGTTTTCTTATCGATGTATGATGAGGATACCGCATAAGTCATACCAGCATCGAATTGAGAAATAAATTCTTGTACAAACTGTGGTTTGAGAATGTACATTTCTCTACGCTTGTCGTTTAATTGCTGTTCGTATTCAAAGTTTGTGACAGGTTTAATTACCGAAGAACCATTTACTTTAATAGTGGCACTAGTTCCACTATCATAATAATAGAACTTGCCGTCAGATGGTTTGAGTGGACTGTTTGAAAATGTAGATTCTACTTTAAGACCTGCTTGAAGAACTACTCTACCCAAACTATCTTTTACTTCTCTTGTTTCATAATGGTGAACTCTATCGGTTGGTTGAACTGATGGATTGCCAGGAGCACTGCGATAAGATTCATTTACTATATCGTATAATTGCGATTCCGTCTTTGGCATATCATAATAAACATTCAACATATTATTTGTAATAGCAATCACCCAATCGTAATCAGGTGTATCATAAAATTTGTTTGATATAGTATCCAAACGCTCGTTATCTAGAATGGCATATTTTGAGAACAATGTATTATAGTTAAAAGATGATTCCGATAGTTTATATCTTTTGAAGAAATTTTTGACAAGAACATATTCCGTTTCCGAGTATGGAAATGTTAATGGTTTCTTGTCGTATTCTATGTCTGGTAAACGATTGAAGTATGCCATGATTATCTTACTGCGCCGCTTTTGATTTCTTCCGAGAATACCAACTTAAGTTCAGTTAATTCTACGGTTAAATTAATTCCTATTGGATGACCATCACTAAAAGTCATATATTGACCCTCGGTAATATAATCAACGTCCACTGACTTAATAGCGGATATTTTATATTTTGGTAGATATGGATGTTCTCCCGTTGTTCCTGCTAAATGAAAACTAACTTTACAAATGTCTGGTATTCCAATGAAATTTCTATTTTCTAATCCCAAAAATTTTTGATTTCCTCCTTTAGGTGCAGTAACTTGTTTAAATGTATCTGCTATTTTTAAAATATCTTCTGCTTCCTTCCTAGATTGAGCAATCATTTTAAATCTATATCCATGCTGTCTCAGTTGAGTTCCTCCATATAAGAGTTCTGTGTTTGGATTTAAAATGTATGTACTTGTTAAACCCAATATATTATTAGCAGAAAAGTTTCCTCCTAATCCAGGAATTGTATTTAATCTCTCTGATAGATATCTAAGACCATCTTCAATAACTCCTCCTGCAACTCCAGATATCAACTTCGTGATATCAAAGTTATTAGCTAAATCTTTAGTTTTTTGTCCCCCCTTTCCTGCTGCTAGAGCCTCAGCAGCAGCTCCAACACCAGCACGTCCCAATCCAGTCATACTAAAAGATCCCCAGTTTCCAACGATATTACTAGAAATATCATTAGGCATAGTGATAACAATGCTGTCAACTTCTGAACTAGGGCTTAATGATTTTAAACTAGCACTGTAACTATCGATAGTATTAGATGCTCCCCCAACTAGTGCTGCTTTGTATTGAAAAAAATCAAATTTTATATAATCTGATCCAGAACCATCTAACTTTTCTGGGTATCTTATAATTGCCATTAACTTACGTCCGTGATGTCTTCTGGTTTACCATAACCTTTGATGATTCTCTTTGCTTTAATTCTATCTCCATAATTTTTGTTTGTTTCTTTCCATACTTCTGATGATTTGTATGGAACTAATACACCGCCTCTTTCTCTTACAAAATGTTCTACTGGTAGAACAATAGCACTATCCCATTCATCAATAGCAAGATCTAGAAGAAATCCATCTACATGGTCTAAAATGTATTTATGAAAACATGAGCGAGGTAAATCAATGCGGTTATCTTTAAGTTTTTCAATGGCAATTATTCTTTTTCTTGGTTCCATGTAGTGTAAGTTGGCACCAAAAAAATGATCTGCGTTTGCTCTAATAACATACACAAGGGGAAATGTATCATAGTATGGAAGATATTTTATTTTTGCTTTGTATTCAAAAAGAAACAACCTTCCTTGCCTTGCATATCTTCTTAATCTATTTTGGTCTTGACTATCTTCCTCGTCAGTTCTATCTCTTCTTTCGTCACGAATAGTTTTGTCAGGATTTTGTTTGTATTCCAGTGCCATCGAACGAACAGTTTTTCTATACCACTGCCACGTTTGTTCTTCGTCGCCTGCTTTATCTTTTACTTTTTCAAATATTGTTTTATATCCTTTGGTTTGTTTTTTTGATTCTTTTTTAAATCCTTTTGCCATGTGCTATACCCCCAAGTGATCTTCGGTAAGGATTAAAAATTGCATTTGTCTATCTTCGCACCAGTCACTTGCGGCTTCCCATTTCGCTTGGTTTTTTAAGAATGTTAGAACTTTATCTTTATAAATTTTTGTTTGTTTTTTAGAGGGTGGTGGCGGAGATGTTTGACTCTTTGGTTTGACTTCAATGAGATATTTTTTAACTTCGTTTGTTTTAGTACGAATTTTAATATAGAAGTCCACATAATACCTATGCACCCTACCATCTAAAGGTGAACGATATGGTATCACAACTTCCTCACTGCCCCACTCAATCACGCTAACATTTCTATCACAAAACACCATGAATTTTTTTTCCCACAGAGAACGATAAACAATATTCATTGGATTGCCTCTGTACTTGCTGGGATTCATTGGGCGATAAAATCCCGAGTATGCCATAAATATAAATATAAAACTACTCGTAGGTATTTATAGATGGGAGTTAAAAATTACCTTTCTGTCATTACTAATGGAAGGGGTATGGCTAAAAGTAATACCTACTCAGTTAATTTTGTGTTAACTCCTAAATTACAAGAACATCTTCAAGCAATTGGAAGAGGAAATGGATTTAATGCGCCCGTGCGTGGTAATAGTACAGTGTCTACAGTTGGCGCAAGAATTTTAATTATGTGTGATGAAGTGTCATTGCCAGGTATTCAGTCAAATACTGGATCTATTGTTGGTAGATACCTAGGGCAAGGACCAATTTATTATCCCACTGCGCCAATATATAGTGATATGCAATTATCTTTTATGTGCGATGCTGAGATGCAAGCATTTAAATTTCTTTTAGATTGGCACACTTACATATATGATACTGAAAGTGGATCTGGAATAAGAAAAGGAGAAAAGGTAAGAAGGTTAAAATATCCAGAAAATTATCAATGTGAAATGATAATTGAAAAAAGAGAAAGAAATAATTCAGATGAGATTGGAGTTACTACAATAGGATTTAGATTATTCAATGCTTGGCCATATTCAGTAGATTCTATTCCTCTATCGTATGGTTCTTCACAATTAGTAAAATGTACTGCTAATTTTTATTATAGTTCTTGGGACAGAAATCCTATTAAAGAAGCGGGTCTTCCTTGGCCAACACCAAAATAGAATATAAATAATTTTACGAATTTATAATTATAAATTATGCCTTTACCAAAACCACCAATTCCAACCTATGAATTGGAATTACCATCGACAGGAAAACAAATTAAGTATAGACCATTTCTTGTCAGTGAAGAAAAAGTTCTTTTGATGGCAATGCAATCTGAAGATGAAAAACAGATTACAAATGCTGTTGTAGATATTGTGAAGAGTTGTATTCTCACTAGAGGAATCAAAGTATCTGAACTTGCTTCATTTGATATTGAATATATCTTTTTGAATATTCGTGGTAAGTCAGTAGGTGAAGAAGTTCAGATGAAGATTACTTGCCGTGATGACAACGAAACACAAGTAAACTATTCACTGAATCTTGAAGATGTGAAGATTCAGAAAGATCCCAAACACAATAACAAAATTATGTTGGATGATACTTCAGGAGTTATTATGAAGTATCCTGGTATCGATCAGTTTATTCAAACACAAATCATGATGAAGAGTTTGAATGCCGAAGAAGTATTTGATATTATTGTAGATTCCGTGTATCAAATCTTTGCAGGTGAAGAAGTATATGAAGCAAAAAACACTCCCAAAAAAGAAGTAGAAGAATGGTTGGGTGGATTAACATCAAAGCAGTTTGAAAAAATCAAAGATTTCTTTGCTACGATGCCAAAACTTTCACATACTTTTAGTGTGAAGAATCCAAACACAGAAGTTGAATCCGAATACACTATCGAGGGTCTGGTAAATTTTTTCGGATAAGCATGTTCCATGATAATCTGGTGAATTACTACCAATCTAATTTTAACTTAGTTTATCATCATAAATTTTCATTAGCTGAACTTGAGAACATGCTTCCTTGGGAAAGAATTGTTTATGTCACGCTGCTTAATCAGTACATAGAACAGAAGAACGCAGAAGCAACTCAACAGAGATGAACCCAGCACAACCGCCAGAAGGAATACTAGATCCCAAACAACCTTATTGGCCTGCTGATAAGGTTGGTGAGATTACTTGGTTGCGTCTAAAGGGCAAACTAACTGGCAGAAGAGTAGAAGGTATAAGTGAAAACTTTACATCTTATGTAGACCTTGGTGATGCTGATGCTGATAGGTTGATTGAAAACATTAAGAAGTATGGTAAGTATCCACAGGTCAATCAGAATGATAGGTATGGTGGTGCATATAATAATGAAGCATATCAGAAGTGGTTGGTAGAAGAGTTCCTTGAGAAACCATTTAGGGAAGAAACAAATAAAAAGATTGAAGAAGCAGAGATTGAAAGAAGAGTAAAGGAGATACAAGAAAACAAAAAAAAGATTGCTAATACTTTAAACAATAAACCACAACCAGAGGTTCAACCACAGGATAAACTAATCCCAGCAGATCCTTTAGACATTCCTGATCCCTGGGAAGGTAGCGAAACGGTTCCAAATATTATTACTCCTGTCACTACCAAACCAACATTACTGTTGCCACCAGCAAAAGATCTTAAAGATCTTGAACCTGAGGTAAAGAAATCACAGCAGAAGCAGAAGAGACAAAAGAAAGAAAAATCTTTCATCATACCAGAAACTCTTAGTCCTGAAATACAAACTGCGATCAGGAATTTTTCTGGTAATCTTGATAGTGTTCGTAGGCAAATGTCTAAACAGACACGAATACTGCAACGCAGAGAAAGAAACTATAGAAAAATTATAAGTGGATTGGAGTCCACTAAGTTTTTACTTGGGCAACAAGTAGAAAACTCTAGAGAGGCGTTGGATGATTTAGAAACGCAACAAAGAATTACCAAAGCATATAGTGCTCCTATTGGACCACAACCAACAGAGTCACCTACACCATGGGCATCAGCGGGTCCAGAAGATGCAGGTAATAAACAAGGATTCACACCACGATTACCTGCGGAGAAATTATCTCAGGGTGGATTTCTTAATACTCCATATCCAGCAAGGTTTTCTGAAGGAACCGCTGGATATCCAGACACACCTATTCCAGGATTTGCTGAGGGTGGAATAAACACGGCATCTAACTTCGGTAAAAAGATGCTACAACCTGGCATCTATGATAATCCAACAATAGGAACTCTACCACCAAACTCTGCTGTTGTTCCGTTGAACAGGAACTTTGGTAAAAAGTTGATGGGTCAATATGATACTCAACAATATATTCAAGCACTTGGCGAGACAATGTTCAAACCAATCAATGCTTTGCTTGGTGGTGCTCTGGCTACATTAGGAGATATTCTTAGAAACCTTGGACCTTTTGCTGGATATTTTAATTTGGGATTGAAATCTTTATTTGGATCTTTATCTGGTTTGTTGAAACTTCCTGTAAACATAATATTAGATTTGTTAGGTGGTCCAGCATATACAGGAACTCAAGTTGATAATGAAGAAACAAAATCTTTTTATGCTTCCTGGAAAGCTTACATGGACAAAAATAATTTGTTTTTTCCTGGTGGTGGTTTTGCTCCTGGAGCTCCTGGAGGTGGTGGAGATGCTGGCGCAGGTGAGGGACAAGATTCTGGAGGACCAGAGGCAGAATGGATGGGGGGATTACAATATGCACCACCTTCCAATCCTTTCGAAGATACTGATGGTCAAGAAACTGGTATTGATATTTCACTAAAAGGTAAAGGTACAAATGGTTATGGTCAAGGATTGACGATACGAAATCCTATTGATAATTTGTATTACTTTTCTAAAGTTCCAAAAGGATTTCAAAATGCTGGCGGTCCAACGAGAGGGATTCAGGGAACACCGAGAAGAGTTAGGAAAGGAACAGGACCAGGTGGATTTGGTCATTGGGCAACATATTATATCAAAGACAACGATGGCACTTTTTATGAATTAATGATAGGTCACTTGGATAGACCAGCTCCAACTTGGAATGATACTGGAAGCGGTGTTAAATTAAATAAAGGAGTGAAGATAGGAGTTCAGGGCGCTAGTGGATCATCGGTTGGTAATACGCCAGATGGAACTTATGATCACATGACAACTCACGTCAACTCTCCTTATAGAAGAAATCCAGCAAAATCTGGACAACTTTTAATACAGTGGGCAAAAGAATTAGATGCTTATAAATCACTAACTACGCCTCGGCAACCACCGATCGCTGGACTAGAAGTTGGTGGTGAAATAAAAGCAGGAAAAATTAGTAACTTATCTAATACTTTCACTGATATATTCCACAGCAACAGCAAGCAACCTGTTGTAAGCACACCTATAAAATCTATAAGTACACCAACTGGTGCTTCTCCTCTACCAAAAGTTCAAAGAATTACAACAACTCCTATTGCAACATCAACAAAAACAAAACCAAAGGTGTATAACATACAAGCACCACAGACAGGTCCATCTATTCAAATGATTCCAACACCTACATTTAAACCACAATTTATCATGATTGATATACCAACAAATGATATTTTGGAATCAAATGAGATTAGGAGGATGATGTGATGGTACAAACACTGAACGAATATATTTTTAATAAGGCAACTAACAAGAGACCTTCAGCATCTCCTGCTGATTCTTCGTCTAGTTTAATTGAATATGTTGTTAACAGAGTCATGAAGCGTAATGATTCTGGTCAATCATTTGAAGAGCAACTTGACAAAGCATTTCAAATGCTTGGTAAAAAAACTTCTGCTATCAAGAAAGAACAATTTAAGCAAATCAAAATTGCTACAACTTTATTAGAGAAGCAAGAGGATTCTCAGAAATTAATTACTGACATATTAAATCTTACTCAAGAAAAAACCATATTAGAAAAACAATTTTATGAAAGAATTTTAGAGAATCAAACACCACCAGAACCACCATCAGAACAACCACCAGAACAAAGTGTTCCTGAAGAATTACCTGTTAAGGAAGAGTCAAAAGAATCGAAAGAACAAGCGTTACCAGAGACAGAAAAATTAGCATCTGGAGGGACTACGGAAATGTCACCACCAGCGCAAAAAAGCAAAAATTTAAATGAAAGAGATAAGCAAATCAAATTCGCAGATGTTATACAGTTGCAACCAAAAGCTTCTGGAATTGTTGCTGTATCTATACTTAAAGAATTTTTATCTGCTCTCGGTCCTCTTGCTGGATTCTTTAAACCATATGTAAAAAACATAGCGACTCCATTTGCTATTGCAATGGGAGTCAGTCAATCCATTATTAGTAACTTATTGGGTGGTCCAGTACAAGCAGGAGAATTCAAATTAAAAGAATATCAAAAAGATTTTGGGAAAACTTGGAGTAAGTTTTTGAACGACGATAACTTTATTTCATTGTTTATTGATAGAACAGTTGATAAACTAACTGGAGAAGTAATTGGAGGATTTGTGCCAGCTAATTGGAAAGATGATCCAGAATTTACAGCAGAACTAAATCGAGTAGCACAAAAATTTAACATCAACGCTAATGATCTTCTCGCTGTAATGTTAATTGAAACTGCAGGAACATTGAATCCATCTATAAGAAATCAAGATGGTAGTGGCGCCGTTGGATTGATTCAGTTTCTGCCAATAACAGCAACAGCACTTGGGACAACTACTGATAATCTTGCTAAGATGACAAGAGTACAGCAAATGAAATATGTTGAAAAATATTTGCAGTACTGGAAGCTTCCCCAAGGTGCTACTGCAGGTCATTTATATACAGCAGTATATTTGCCCGCATACATCAATAAAGATGTTCTCTCAGTAAGAGGTGAGGCAAATTACGAGCAAAACCGTGGTCTGGATTACAATAATGATGGTAAAATTACCAGGAGTGATCTAGACGCACATGTAAATAATGCAAAGAAACAATACAAATTGGAGAAAGGGGATGATATAGGTGGCAATAAATTACCTATGATGCCATATATGTTAATTGGTTCTAAATCAGGTTATGATGTAAACATTCAAGGACATGATGTAACTATGCATGGTGCCGAAGTAGTTGTTCCATTTGGAAATGGTTTTCAAGTATTCCCTGTAATGAACAGAAGATATAATATTATAGAAGATCCTGTTGGTGTTATTGATAGATGGAGACAGATTGCACAAGGATCTAATTCAAAATTAAGTTCCTTTGTTTCTGGAGGCACCGCTGATTTTTGGAAAATAGCTGCCCTTGCATCAAAAGAAGACAGTTTAAATCCTCAAGGACAGGCAGATGTTGCACAAGCATTATATAATCGTGCAGCAATTGGTTCTTATCCTGGGGGGAGATCTATTGGTGCAATTATAACAGCACCAGGGCAATTTGAACCAACTTTTCATAACACTGAATCCTGGGCAGCAATTTGTGATAGAAAATCTGCGATTGTAGCTGCTGGCAATGCACAGAAAGTTGATATGGCAGTAAGGTCTATTACAAATTCATCTTTACAAAAAGAGGCACAGAAATTTGTTGGGGGAAGAACAGATTTTATGGGGGAAACTCAGAAGAAACATATGAAACCCGGAGATGTAACTAGAGGACGAGGATATAATTTTCATGGTTGGTTTTATGATGCTAAGCTTCCTAAACCAGCACCTGTGCCTAAAGTTGTTTCTGCTCAAACTGTTAGTACCGTTGCTGGGTCAAGTAATAAACCAAAAATTATTGTCAACCAAGTAGGTGGTGAATCGTCGCCATCATTTATACAGCAGGTGCAACAGACCATAACAAGATTGATACCAGTTCCTGTATTTAATTCTCAAAGATTGAGAACAGAATTAAATATGAAACGCACCAAATAAATAATTTATAAGGAAGGATTGATAGATGGCAGAGAGTAGCTTAACGGGATTTCTATTAAAACAAGCATTTAAATCTCGTGATGAAGCGAAAGCCGAAAAAGCGAGACAAGATAAAGTAGTTGAAAGTGATAAGAAAATAGACGATAAAGATCGTAAGGGTTTGTTCCGCAAAGCATTCACGAAGAATGTATTGAGTGGATTGTTTGGTGGAAAGAGTGCAACGGGTGGCGGTAGTTCTACTGCTATTGGCGCTATGCTTGGTGGTGGTAAAAAGAAGAAGCAAAAACAACCCAAAGATGGTGGAGGAAAATCATCAGGGGGAAAAGCAAAAGGATTAGAAAAGATCCTGCTCATTGGTTTCGGATCTCTAGCAGCAGATACTACTACTATCGGTGGAGGACTTGCTGCTCTCACTGAGATTATGAATTCGCAACTGAATGTTGAAAGCGATATATCATCTAACATTCAAGGTATTAATGCCATACTTGCTGATCAACTAGAAGTTCAGACATCATTCCTTGATGCTATAGGACTTGGTGGTGGTCTTGGTGGTGGAGGAGGTGGTGAAGGTGGATTATCTAGTTTATTTGGGGGCGCTGGAGCAGGTTCAACTACAAATGAATCTTCTCTTACTGGATTATTGCTTGAGCAATTCAATAAACTCAAAGATTTAGCAATGAGTTTTGGTGGTGGTGCTGCCCTGCAGGCTGCCCGTCAGGCAGGTATGAAAGGTCTTGCTCGGGCAGGGGCTGCTGCAGCACCTGCTGCTTCTGTACTAGGAGTTGGTGCATTGCTCAGTGCTGGTGGTGAAGGCATGTTTCAGCTTGGCAAGACGGGAGACCAGTCATTGAAAGATAGAAGTAAATTGATAAAAGAAAAGGAAGCACGAGGAGAAAATACTTTCTTAGATAAGACATTACAATATGGGCAGACAGGTCTTGGAGAAATAGGAAAAACAGTAGGTGTTGCTGCTGATGTAGGTGGAGCACCAGTGAGAATGCTTGGTGAATTAATTGCTAATCCTTTCTTAAATGAGAAGCAGAAGAAAGAGCAGGCAATGAATTTGGCAAAGTATGACACTCGTATCAGAGAACATGCTCGTGGTTGGATGAATCGTATTGACTTCTTAAATGTTATTTCTGATGAAAAGGGTGGGTTTGGAAATATCTACGGTAATCAAGCTGCTACTAAAGAAATGGCAGGCAAGATGGCAGCAGGTGGTAGTAAGGCAATGATAGGCGAGGCAGGTAAAGAGGCAGTTGTTCCTCTACACTCTGCAGATTCACCAGCAAAATCCAAGATAGGAATGGATCCTTCTATGCAAGCATCAGCTGGATCAATGCTTGCAGTTACTGATCAGTTCATCAAATCTATGGGTCCACTTGGAGGTTCTGTATCTCAAGCGTTGGGTTCTGATATCAGTAATCTTGCTAAAACATTTGGTATGTCACAGACGCTTCCTAATCTTTCTCTAGGTGGTGATAAGTTTAGAGAAGATACTACTGCTAAAAAAGATCGTGAAAAGTTTTTGAAAGAATTGATTGCAGGATCTTTAGAAGCATTGGGTGCTAAATCAAAACCACAATCACAATCACAACCTGAGAGTCCATCAATAAAACCAACCTTAAATAAACCTTCTCCTCCAGAAACAAGAAATCCAGTGTCTAATCCAGATCCTAATTCACCTAATCCACCTTCAAATGGAAGCAATGGAAAAGCAATGGGTGCTCGATATACTGATCCCGGAAGTCAACCGGGTGCTGTTATTCCTAATTTAAGTAAAGAAGAAGCAAAAAACATGGGGTTGGGTAATAAAAAAGATAATCAAAAATATATAGAATTCCAACCAGGGTCAAAATTACGTGATAAGTATCATATACTTCTTAATGCTGCTAATGGTTCATATGAAGTTTGGGAAAAACCAGGCATATTTAATTGGGCGCCTAAGAGAATATTTCTTGGACAAAAACAAAATTCTAACGTTGTAGAGAACAGTGCAATAGCAGAAGAAGCTCATAATTCAGTCAAAAAGTTTATGATAGATAACATGCCAAAAACTGGACAAGCTTTAAAATGGTTATCTTCAGATGATATACTAGGAGGATATGGCGGACCAAATAATGAGAAAGGAGGATCTGTTAAATCATTTCAACAAGGTGGCAAGGTAGTTCAAAAGCCATGGTGGGATTTCTTGGGTTGGGTAACTGGATTACAAGAAGTTCAGAAAGGAACAACTGGAATCTATTCAAATTCTCCAGCGGGAAGAATTGCTGAGGCATCAGCGCAGAGAAATAGAATGATGAAAGAACTTGGTTATGAAAGTGGTGGCATCCTGACTGGAGTAAAAGCATCAGCATCAACACCAAAAGTAGCACCAGTTTCATATGCACCTATGGCAACAGCAGAAATAGAATCAACTGACATCGGTGCTATTGTAAATATAATAGGTTCTCAAACACAACAAGCAATACCAGTCATGTCAGATAATAAAGGTCCAACAACATCAGATTACGTAGCGGCACCTACTGGTGGCGGTTTGGCATTTACTGTATTATCATCAAGTCAGTGGGGTGGATAAAAAATGTTAGATCTTAATGCCGCAGTCAAAGAAGTTTATATCACTGACTTAAAAGGAAAAAAACATATGCTAACTGGTACAGGACCAGAAGCACAGATCAACGCCATTCGTATCTATGAGGGAATGGAGATGCCTACTATTGCTGCTGAGATAGAAATTATTGACACAGCAATTAACCTGATTGCCACTGCTCCTATCGTAGGCACGGAAGAAGTGGTAATTAAATTAATTGCTCCCATAATTTCACAAAAAGAATACACTTATAAGTTTGTCGTATACGGCATTAGAAACAGAATTGTTTCTAAAAATGCACAGATGTATGTGCTTGACTTGTTCACACTTGAGGCATTGAAAAACGAAGTGTTGCGTGTTGGTAAAAAATTAGAGGGAACTGGTGAACAGATTGTTAATGACATTTTGAAAAATTATCTAGAAACAGATAAGAAAATAGATACTGAACCATGTAAATATAAGATGAAAGAGATTCCTTCTCTCAAGAGACCTTTCGATCTTATTACTTCTATTCTTCCTGAGTGTGTATCAGGAAGCACAAATCCTCAGCAAAAAGCACAACCATCCTCTACAAATAAATCGGGATCTACAACAAAAGCAGCAGGAACAACCGATTCGCCAACTGAAACAACAGCAACAATCATATCTGGCACAGCTGGATATGCATTCTTCGAAACTTATGACGGATATGTGTTTAAATCTTATGATCAATTAATAAAATCAAATGAAAAGCATAAGGGATACTTATATGGTTATGCACAAACACCCGAAAGTGATGCAGAAAAAAATGCTTTTAAAATTTTAAATTACTCTTTTGGATCTCAAGAAAACATTCTAAAGAAAATGAGATACGGTGTGTACTCTTCAATGATTGCTTTCTTTAATTCATCTACTCTTGAGTACGAAGAGTATATGTTCTCTCTTGATAAAGAATATCAACAGATGGCGCACTTAGGAACAGATGAAAAGATTCCAGAACAAATTAAAAATTTCTCCAAGTATCCATCGAGAATTATGTTGCAATTTTATGATCATGAGACATATCATAATGGTATAGATATAGCAAATCCGCAGCAAGCAGGATCTAAAGGCGGCACTCCATTCCCAGATTTTAGAAAGCAGTGGATGGCACAATCGATTAGTAGAAGTATCATAATGAAAAATCAGATCCTAAATATTACTATACCTATCAATCTTGAGTTGCGGGCGGGAGATAAATTGAGAGTTAGATTACCTAATCAATCTGTTTCTTCAGAAAGAGAAAAACAATTATATGATGAAAAAAATAGCGGAGTTTATTTAATCAACAAAGTTTCTTATGAAGTTTTGAGAGACAATTCCAAGGGATTGATTGCGGTATCAAATCTAGAATTAATCAGAGATAACCTAGGTAGCTAAAATGATATACAATAACATTACTGATCATATTAAAGAAAACCAAAGAAGAATGAATGATCCAATGATTTCTTATCAAGCACGAAGGCACGTTGAAGAAGAATTAGAATCTTTGGAAAAGTATCATAGCAGACATCCAGAAGATTCTCACGATCCAACTTCATTAGAACTTTATTGTGATGATAATCCAACGGCATTTGAATGTAAAATTTTTGATGTGTAGTTCTTATGTTGTTACCTGAATTAAATACGCCTGTAGGATTTGCTGGTAAAGATGGATTTTACTGGTGGATTGGTCAGGTAGAAACTGGTAAGGATATTAAAAATTCTAACAGATACAAAGTTAGAATTGTTGGACAGCATCTTAAGAGTTGCGAGGCAATTCCTTATGATGATTTGCCTTGGGCAACTATCATGCTGCCCGTCACACATCCTTCGAGTTTAGGTAATAGTAACTATACACCAGCAAGATTACAAAAAGGTGATTGGGTGATTGGATTTTTTCTTGATGGTGCATCAGGGCAGCATCCAATAATCATGGGTCAGATGCAGCGTGTTACTGCATCAACAAAAAACGATTCGTTGGATACCAAACAAAGTGCAGAAGAATGCCTTGGATATACTACCTATGTTCCGCCTACAAATCCAACAGTTGCAATACCAGTGGTGCCAGCGGGAACAGAACCAACCTCATCGAATAGACAAACGGGAACAGCAGAACCTTCTGCTGCATTACAAGCATCGGCCGGAGAAAATAATCCAGGCAATCAAATGGGTAGATATGCCTGTCATCCTATAGCAGACGCTGGATGTAAAGACACTGGCACTGCCAAAACAAAGATGGAACAGGTGTTTACTGAAATTTTTGGTAGTATTTCTAAAAATGGTGGCACTATTGGAACCAAAATGCTGAGCGAAGCAACTGGTCAGGTATTTGATTATGCAAAAACAGCAAGAGGTTATGTCACCAGAGTGTTTGGCGTAGCGAATGCATATCTTAGAAATGCTAAGTTTAGAATGATTGCTTTGATTAAACAAGGCATAGAACAACTTATTAAATGGTTGATGGGTGTTCCTACACCGCCAACGGGGTCACCAAAGTCAGGTCCAGTTACTAAGAAAAAAAATGTAGGATTTCTTGGTAAGTTAATTAAAGATTTGAATGATAGATTGGGTGCAATTAACTGCCAGTTTGCTAATTTTGAAGAAAAATTGCTTGCATTTCTCACTAACTTAATTACAGAATTGGTTACTGATGTTGTCAGTGCAGCAACATGTGTTATCGAATCAGTTATTAGTCAGATTCTTAGCGAAATAGAATCATTTTTAACTGGCATTGTTGATGCTGTTCTTGGTCCTTTGCAATCTATTCTTGGTATCATAGCAAGTCCTTTAAATATTTTGGGAGCAGCTTTACAATATATCTTCCAACTCATAGGACTTAGTTGTACTGGACCAGATAATAAGTGCAGTGAGAAAACACAACACTGCACTGGATCAGCAAATAAAAAGAAACCAGGCGAAGATGATTTTGCAAAACTTGATAAATTAATATCGGAAATAGAATCAAAAGGTGTTATACCATTGCAATCAACATGTGACGAAGCTTATGCATTACCGTGTCCAATTGTTACTACAGCTGATGTAACTGGTGGTACGCCAGGCAAAGGAAGTATTCCTGGCACAACACCATTAGATCCTCCCGATAATGAATACGAAATTGTTTTACCCCCACTCGTTGATGTTATTACAGTGGATCCTCCTACTACGCCAACAATACCAACATTTCCCCCAGTCAACGTAGATATTGATAGTTTTGCTACTTTAATTTTAAGTGGGAAAGAAGATGTAACTGCATTGCTATATAACAATTCATTACCAACGCCAACACCAACGCCAACACCAACGCCAACACCAACGCTATTACAAACTGCAATTTATTCAACTAAATCAAATGGATCTATTAGTTTAAGTGGCTCTTCTGCAATTACATTCATACCAATTGTTGTTGCTCCTACTCCTAGTTTAAATTTCTTGTTGACATCAAACAAATCTAGGGTAACTGCTGGAGAAAATATTTCTTTTACTCTCACTGTGATTTCTGGAACAGTAGCAGATGGAACTGAATATGATTACCTAATGTACGGAAATATAGAACGCACTGATTTCATAAACAACACAACGATTGGCAAAATTAGAATGGTTGGTGGAGTTGGTGTTGCTACGATTACTCTTTCCAATAAATTAAGCATTACATCTGATACTGTTGTTACATTTAGTGTGCTGGGTCCAAGAATTACAAAAGATTTTGTCATATACACAACCGATCCTCCCAATCCACCACCGCCACCCCCAGAAGAATTTAAACCACCTACTTTAGATGTGATTGTAGATGACAATGGTAAGATAATATCGATAATAATTCTAGATAAAGGAGATTCTTATTTAAGTCCTCCATTCGTAACGATTTATGGAGAAGGCATAGGAGGATTTGCTTCTGTGGAATTAGATGAAAATGGAAAATTAAAAAAGGTATTTGTTGATAGACCAGGCACAGGTTACACTCCAACGATTACAACAAATGATAACTGCTATATCGATGGATTCATAGTTATCAGACCAGGATATCGCTACGCTTCCGAACCTACCATATATGTTGATGGAGATCCAACAATAGCTAAAGCAGTAATTAATTCTACTGGTAATCTAATTGCAGTGGAAGTAATAAATAAAATTAAAACGTTTGGTGCATTTCCTTCTATAGAAATTGTTGGTGGTGGTGGCATGGGAGCTAAAGCAATACCATCATTCAATTGTATTGAACCTACTTTATATAAGAAGTATGTTGCCAGCGTGTCGCCATCTGGTGTAGATAGTGTAGTTGATTGCCCTAATGGCGATTGCGATGATTGCAGTGTGTGATGAGGAAAACAAATGGCAACTAGTTGGTTAGATTTACAAGCAAAATTAAAATCTGGAGTAAAAAGTTTTCCTAACCCAGTAAAAGGAAAGTGTGGAACTGGAACCAGAACAATAGACACTGATATAAATTTAGGTCTTCCTGGTTTAGATGGTATTGCTGGAGATCTTAACGGAATTCTTGGCGATGTACAAGGAGCAATTGATCAATTTGGTTCTGAGGTCATGGGAGTGCTTCAGGATATTGGTGCGTGGATTCCGCCTGATTTGCAGGGTAGCGGTAGTAGTTCTGCAGAAGCAAAACAAGCAGCAAAAATAGCAGACATTACTAAGCAAAATACACAGACAATAGAAGGCGGAAATATTGCCACCACTACTGGTCACAATGAACAAACAGGGCAATCATTCTATCAGATCAAGATGAGTTCTGGAACTGGAATGGCATTTGATACTGACGGTTCTATTCGTTTTAACGCTGCAGCAGATCCTCCAGACAGTCCTATTGCAGGAGATTTTGAAATCTCTAGATGCAATAGTTTTCTTGCAAACATAGAAGAATCTTGCATTATAACAGTTAACAATAAAAATAATATTTGTGGTGGTAAAGACGCAAATATTAAAAAATCATTAATGATTCTTGTTAATGGTGGTGATGTTGATTTAGAGGTAACTGGTGGTGATGTGAAAGTAAAATCATCAGGCAATATATCATTAGATGCTGGGAAAACTTTAGAATTAAGAGGAGCAGATATTAAATTACTAGCTGGTGGTGGAATTTCTGATGCGAAGAAAGCAGGGCAGGCAGCAGGAGAACAGTATGGCGGCATGATTGACTTGAGATGTGGCACATATAGGAATAGTGCTACTACAAAACAAACAATAGAGTCAGCAAAATATAGCACAGTTAAAGGTGAATTGACAATTGCTATGGAAGATCCAATGGCACGATTTAATATTGTATCTGCTGGTCATTTTATGGTAGATGTTAATGGCGACATTCTAGAAGAAAGTAGAAGTAAAGCGACTATTGTTGGCAGAATACCTAAAGTTGGTATTCCCGCTTTACCTATTTTGGGTAATTTGATTAGTCAAAACGCTCAATACACAGTAGTTAATGATCGTCCAATTATACCAGAACCATCAACGGGATCTACAGAATCACCTGACGCACAACCGATGATGCAAGTAGTTAATAGTGTAAGTGCTCAGGGCGGATTCAAAGTTAATTTAATGAGAGGAGATATTATTTTTAGTACAAAGCAAGGCAATCTCATTATGGGTAATGAAAAATCATTGATTGCAGACATCACTAAACCCAATACAGACGTTTCATTATCACCTGCGATTGTTAAAGGAGCTAAAACACCAGGAATGTATGTTGGATCGGATGCATCACCATTCCTTGCATTATACAATGCGTCATCAACTTATATGACAGCGGGCAAATTTACGCCAGGACCAACACCAACGATTAATTCTGTTGTTGTTACTCCTGCATCAGTAAATCTTACTGCTACCGCAATGACTAATAAAGTTATTGGTGCTATGACTAACAATTTAAAAGGAGCAGTTACTACAGATATCGCTGGTACAAACACTCTCAATATTAAGGGGGCAAACATTGAAAATATTACTGGTGCTAAATTAGCAAATGTTACTGGTTTTATCACAGACAAGTCGCCAGCAGGTGTGGTTATTGAGAGTCCAGGAGCAATTACAATTAGGTCAATAGGAATTATAGATATTACATCTGGTGATGCAATAAACATTACTGCTGGTGGTGCACTAACCATGATTGCCACAGCAATTCTTTTAAATTAATAGGCGATTTCAAAATTGACCTTTAATTACTAAAAGGTCGTAAAAAAAATTTTGGGTAATTTTTTGTTAAAAAAGTCGAGCTTGACATAATCTCCAAATATCTTTATACTAGCAATGTAGGACTTTGAGGTCTGGGTCTTATGAATTTTCAAAATACTTTTGAACAAGCTCTTGACAAAATCACGGTTGATATCTACAATAAGAGAGTAATCATTAGAGGCGAACATGGAACTACACTCATTTTTAAATGTGCTTCGATTAACGAACTAGTTGAACTCAAGCAACAGTGTTCTAGAGTTCTTAAATCAGAAAACTTTATTTACAGATAATGCTGGTTTAGCTATCTGGTGAAAGCACCCGACTCATAATCGGACACAGGTGGGATCGTTCCCCACAACCAGCACTTGACAATCAAGGCATCGCTTGTTATGATTGTTCTCTGTTTGGGAGTGTAGCCCAGCGGAAGAGGCAAACGACTTAAAATCGTTCAAGGGTGGGTTCAAATCCCACCACTCCTATCTCTCACTAAATATATTGTAGTGGGAATATTATGAAATACACACTCTCTCAAGCATATGTTTTTTATATGGGTGAGGTTGTTCGTATGTATTTTGTCCAAGGTCTTCCATATACATTTGATCAATTACCTCAAATTATACAAGACCATCCTGCTGTTCAAACAGAAGCACTTCAACATCGTGACTATGATGATGAAGATATGTTAAAAAATTCTAATTATCTAATAATGGAAGAAATGCACCCTCTAATGTTTGAAGTAGATATCGAAAATCCAGAATTATTGCCAAAAGATGATTGAAGAATTTTTTCTTTATTTTGAAGGCACATTTAATAACTGTATGCAAGCAATGTCGCATCCTACTAAGTTTGCGATGATTGAATTACTTCATAAAAAACTTGATAATAACCGTTTTCATTGCATCCAACAGTATTATGTTGACAAAGTTCCATATCGAAACAGTATTATTGAAGTAGTTTCCCATGACTCTCACTTAATTCTCAAATTTTTCAAAAATGAGGGATTGACATACTTGACTGGATGCGATGTAATAATGGAGAAGATGGGTTCTGAGTTTATCGGCAAAAATCTTTGTAATGAATGTTTTATAAAATGGCAAGATAAACAGACCCGCCTTCAAGCTACCAGTATTCTTGGGAATAACTACTATCATGTAATTGATCAAGGATACGATATAAACACTGGCGAGCAAATTTGGGGATCTTACAATGGTCCTTTTGAGTTCGTCAAATTGCCCTAATAGCTCAGTTGGATAGAGCAACGGTTTTGTAAACCGTAGGTCGTTGGTTCAAGTCCGACTTGGGGCTTCTGTGTGAAGGAAGACGCAAGACCCAGGAGATCGCTCCTGGTTTTTTTGTATAAATAACACAGAAGAAATAAACATAATTACGGGTAACTGAGTAATGCCATTAACGAGATTAGATAATCTACTTTCAAGTAAAACTGGTAAGTATCTTTATGTTTCTCCTGACGATTTTAATGCGACAGACGCTTTAGATAATAGAGGAAATTCACCAACTAGACCATTTTTATCGATTCAGAGAGCTTTTCTTGAAGTAGCAAGATTTTCGTATTTACCTGGCATTGATAATGATCGTTTTGATCAATTCACAATCATGCTGTCTCCCGGTGTACACCATATTGACAACAGACCAGGCATTGAAAACGTAGATGATCTTCCTGTATTTCAGTATAATCAGGCGCTTGGTGAGTGGGAAACAAACAGTAATGTGAGTTTTGATTTAAGCGATCCTAACAACATTCTTTACAAGTTTAATGGTCGTGATGGTGGTGCTACCATTCCTAGAGGTACTTCACTCGTAGGTATGGACTTGCGTAGAACTCAATTGCGCCCATTGTATGTTCCTGATCCTGCAGATAAAGATGTTCCTCGTTGTTCGCTATTTAACGTAACTGGTGGTTGCTATTTTTGGCAATTCACTATTCAAGATGGAGATCTTTCTTCTAATTCTCCGTTATATGATGCAACTGCTGGTATAGGTAAGGTATACACTCAACCAAATGACACTGTTAATAAATTAATACCAGAATTCTCTCATCACAAAATTACTAACTTTGTATTTGCTGATAGACAAGATCTTGGTCTTCTCTACAGAAAGATTTCGCATGTTTTCAGTGATTATCAACCACCTATCGATGACGTATTTGTAGAAGGAGAAACACAACCAATAACCGAATATTGGTCTTCTACAGTTAATTACTCTGCTGGCAATAAAGTTTTGTATAATGGTCAAGCATATTTGGCATCTACTAGTTCAATCAATTCTAGACCAAATGTGAATCCAAATAAATGGTCATTAATGATCATTCGCAGCAGGGAGTTTGATTTCAGAATACAGGAAAATAGAATTGTTGGACCACTACAAGATGCTATTCGTCTTGAGGAAGTAAGAGTTGATGATTCAGTACCAGTTGGTATTACTACTCTTACTGTTCGTACAAAAATTAATCATGGATTTTTTCCTGGGCAATATGTTGCTATTACTAACAATGGTCTTAATGATACATTAAATGGAGTTTTCCAAGTAGCAAGTATTAGCGCAACAGATCCAAAAGTATTTACATATCGTGTATCTTCTACAGCAACTGGTCTAGGTCTTGTAAGCGGCACAACCTACACTGCAGCATCTTCACCCCCTCTTGACACTAACTCTACCGTACAGGCGGAGGTAGATAGCGTAGAATCTGCATCTCCATACGTCTTTAACGTTTCAATTCGTTCAACCTGGGGTATTTGTGGTATTTGGGCAAATGGTAGGAAAGCTAGTGGATTTAAATCCATGGTTATTGCTCAGTACACTGGTGTTTCTCTACAAAAAGACGATAGAGCATTCATTCGTTATGATGAGTTTAGCAACACTTGGAACCAAGCACCGTTAACCGATGCATTTGCAACTACTCCTTATCACATTAAGGGAGATGCATATTGGAAAGATGATTGGAGAAACTTCCACGTTAAGGCATCTGACGACTCCTTCATTCAGTGCGTTTCGATTTTTGCTGTAGGTTTTGCTGATCACTTCTTGATGGAAAGTGGTGGTGATATGTCAATCACCAACTCTAACTCCAACTTTGGTAATACTTCTCTACACGCTATTGGTTTTAAAGGATTTGCCTTTAACCAAGATAAAGGTGGATACATTACTGATATTATTCCACCAAAATTATTATCAACTCTGAATGTAAATAGAAAACAGTATTATACTTTTGATGTTCCTTTAATTAGAGGAACTTCGCTGAATCCTAACTCTACTAGATTATACCTTGGAACTGAAGATGCTCGCAATCCAGAAGATCGCCCAGCAGGTTCTATTGATGGATATAGATTGGGTGCAAAAAGAAATGAAAAGATTTTTGTAAAACTTGACGCATCTGCTTCTAAATCAGCAGATCTTATTCATTCTGGTTTTAAAAAATGGACTGCCTCACTTTCCACGTTAAATCCTATTGGTGTTGGATTTACTACTGAGTTTAATTTGAAGCAAGATGCTGCTAACTTAATTGATGCTAATAAGACATTCATTCAAGCGGAAGCATTTGGATATATTCTCGACAAATATCCAAATCTTCAAAATATTCCTTATGTAAATCCAAATATTACTTCTGAAACTGGACGCTATAGAGATGCTTCTACATTAATTAAAGCGAACAGACAAGAAATTATTGATTATGCTTTCTCTAAAATACAAATCGCATTTCCTTCATTCGTTGTTCCTGGTGGAGGAAATGCTGATGAAAAATGTAAGCGTGATATTGGATATATTGTAGACGCTATCGCTGACGATTTATACAGTGGTGGTAACTCCAATATGATTGATGCCACCAAAACATATTTTAACTCTTCTGGTCAACTAATCAGCAATGGTCTTGCTGGAGAAGAAACTCAATCAATCTTTGCTTTCAATAGAGCAAAAGATTGGTGTAAGAAAGCAATTTCAAACCTACTAACAAACACTTCTCTGTTAGATAACCCTGCTCTTTCTGCATCTGGTACTACGATTACTGTAACCACTGCAACGCCACATAATCTACAAGCAAATGATTTTGTAACAGTTGGTGGTGCTACACAAACTCAATTTAACGGTAGGTATCAAGTTCTTTCTGCTGGATTAACCTCAACTCAGTTTAGATATACTGTTACATCTGCTCCTAGTGTAGCAAATGCAACTGGAGCTGTCTATGTTTCTACTATCACAATCGATCCGTTAAATGATGATGCGAATGTAGGAAGATTTAAGGATGCAAGTAAATTAATTACTTCAAACAGGCAAGAAATTATTGATAGAGCAGCTGCAGAAATTGCTGTTCAGTTTCCCGATTTCTATTATCCAGGTGATCCTCAAACTACATCAACTTCTAGATATAAAGATGCATATCGTTTAATTCAGCAAAATAAACAAGAAATTATTGATGGCGCTTATGCACAAATAATAATTGATTTTCCATCTT